GTAATCAAATACAATACCACAAGACCCGATTTATCAGTTGTTATTTAATAATAAGGAAAACAAATGTCACAACCAAAATGGCTTGAAAAATATCTAAGAATGAAACCCGAAGTCGATAGACTGTTTGATGACTTGGAAGGCTACAAAGATTTTTGTAGAATGAATATGTTGAAGTACGATGAGAAAGATTTATATCGCAGTGACCAATATCGCAAGTACGAGCGTTACAGGCACTATATGAATAAACAAGCAGAGTACAACAATCAGAGATAATATGACCATCTTCTTAGTTGATTTAGAAGCGGTAGAAACAAGGTATACGGGTCAATGGAAGACTCATATACCTGATTTACTTACAAAGGCAGGACACAATGTCACGATTATATCGGGCCCTAGAGATATTCCTAGCGCCACTACTCCTGGTGCATTTCTCAATTTTGGGGGCACTAATATCTATAAGGCAAGCCAAGTTGAACAACTTGGAAGACTTTTTTGTACAGGAGCCGTCCAGGCTGGCGATCATTTTATCTTTACTGATGCTTGGCATCCTGGTATCATAAACCTAAAGTATATGAGTGAGTTGTTGGGAATCCCAGTAACTACACACGGATTTTGGCACGCTGGCAGTTATGATCCTCAAGACTTTTTAGGACGATTAGTCGGAGATAAACCTTGGGTTAGATTTGCTGAAAAAAGTTTCTTTGAAGCGTTTGATCACAACTACTTTGCCACAGACTTTCACATCGATATGTTTTGTAAAAATCTATTACATATCGTAATGCCGCAAACAATTGAAGGTTTCAAAGAGATTGGAAAAATTGTTCGTACAGGCTGGCCAATGGAGTATATGGACGATACCTTGTCTGCATATAAAAATATGACCAAACGAGATCTTGTACTGTTTCCACATCGTATTGCTCCCGAGAAGCAAGTGGAAATTTTTAGAGATTTGGCCACTCACTTGCCACAATACGAGTTTGTGGTATGCCAGGATCAACAGTTAACCAAAGATCAATATCATCGATTATTGGGCGAATCCAAATTGGTTTTTAGTTGTAGTTTACAAGAAACACTGGGAATTGGTTGCTACGAAGGTTCGCTAGTAGATGCTATCCCTATGGTTCCAGATAGACTTAGCTATAGTGAAATGTATTACGATACATTCAAATACCCAAGCGAATGGACAGAAAGTTTCGAAGCGTATGAAGCTCATCGTCCAGAACTTTGTGGGAAGATTATACAGTATATGGATAACTATCCCCACTTTTTGCCCAAATTAAAACAACAAACTGTTGCGCTAATTGAAAACTTTTTCAGTTGCAATAATTTTCTAAATAAGTTATAATAAACAAAGTTAGGAACTATATGAAATTAAAACCAGTATCATACAACAACATAGACGATGGCGGCTATGAAGAATCTAGTTTAGCAGATGTTCTTCGTTTTAAGATGAAACGAGAAGGCAAACGCTTTTGGGCTAACGATAACATTAGCGAATATCTAAGCGAAGATGATAAAGAACGCCTAATAGAAGAAGCAACTGAAGCATTTGAGCAAGTACTGAAAACTTTACTGATCGACACAGATACCGATCCTAGTAGTAAAGGTACTGCTCGACGACTGGCAAAAATGTACATTAATGAGGTGATGAGTGGAAGATATGATCCAGCCCCGGACGCAACAGCGTTCCCAAATGATTCGCAAGACCGTTACGAAGGTATGCTTGTTGTTCGCAGTGAACTGCGTAGTATGTGCAGTCATCATCACCAACCTGTGGCTGGTGTGGCTTATATTGGTATTATTGCTGCCAATAAACTTATTGGCTTATCTAAGTATTCCAGAATTGCACAGTGGTGTGCAAGACGAGGCACTCTCCAGGAGGAGCTTTGTAATGAAATTGCTAAAGAAATAGGCAAAGCCACTGGTGCAAATGATATTGGTGTTTATGTTCAAATGACACACGGATGTTGCGAGAATCGAGGCATTATGGCACACAGTAGTTTGACGCAAACATCTGTGCTTAAAGGCGCATTCAAAGATGACTCTGGTACTAAGAAAGAGTTTTTTGATAATATTAAACTACAACAGGACTTTGCCCCAAGATGAGACCATTAGCCCATTTAGGAGTCGGACCTAATTCCGAAGATTATAAATTATATTTGCTAGATCAACAATTATACGATGTGCTCACTGAGAGAGGAGAAAGTATATTAGAAGATGCCATGAAAAAATTTATGGGTCACTATTATAACAATCCACCTTTACCAACGCTAATCGAATTAAACGAAAATTTTGATAAATGGTTGAATAACAAACAGAATTTAGAAAAATTAAAAGCTCCAAAATCTTTAATAGATATAGCTGAAGAAAACATCACCGAGCTTTATCAAGACATTCAAAATAAAAAGTACGGATCAATGTCTGATTCTGTATATAAAAAATATCGAGAAGCTTATTTTGCAAAAGAAAACGAATGGCATAATTCAAAAGAAAAAGAAAAATTGTTGGATGAAATCTATTCGTATAACGAAACTGAATATAATAAAATTAAAAACAAAATCAATTAAATGATTAAAAAAGCATTTGCAAGAATAGTCAGCGAAGTGTTATACTACTTAGGACACTGGATAAGTTTTCCAATGAGTCGTTTTGATTGGGATTGGTTATATCCTGTGTACAATCAATTGATGACGTGGAGTATCGATACACAAGATTGGGCAGGAAATGATAAACCGTGGGAGAACGTAGATGAGCACAGCTAAAGCAATAAGCGATGATCTAATAAAAAAACTTAGAAATCCTAATGTAAAAATGTATACAGTCAAAAGACAGATGGCCAAGAAATGGTTACCAAAAGGTGTTGCACCATTTGATATTCATATTAAAAATGGTACAGGAACTTTTGAAGTACTTGCAGAAAGTCAAGAATCTGCAGAGTCAATGGTTGATGAGTTTTTAAGCGGGCAAGAAAATCCTAATGATTAAAAGCCTTAGTAGCAGCGGCAATTGGTTGAATGTAGCTGGCTCTGGCACCGGTGCCTCAATCTACATAGATAACTATAAGTTACAGCAAGGCCTAGCTGGGCAGGTACGCTATACTGGCGACCATTTTGAAGTCAACGATGGCAACAGTTGGCGTCCTTTGTATGACAGTTATGCTACGATAGATGTTACTCATAAAGCTGACGCTGTGTTAAAATGGGCTTTCGAAAAAATGACCCAAGAACAAGAAGCAAAAGAATTAGCGACGAAACATCCAGCAGTTCAAGATGCTTTAGACTCTGTAAAAGATGCAGAAAACAAATTAAAAGTTATAGTAGCATTGGTCAATGAAGAAGCAGACCATGGTATCGAAATATATCCACCAACAAGGTAAAAATAAAATGTTTGATAGTATTAAAAGAAAACTTGGCAATTGGTTACTTAGTAGCTCAAACAATAGCATCGAACTAGAATCTTCAGCGAAATACTCAATTTCTCGTCATGATATTGACGGACGTATTAGATTTGAGCTTACACCTGCTCGTGGAGGCACTATTGTTAGTATTAGAACTTACGATCATGCCAAAGATGAGCAACACGATGTTCTGCACGTTATCCATGAAAACGATGATCTCAGTAAAGCAGTTGCAGATTTAGTTAGTTTAGAAATTTTAAGAATGTAAAAGGAAATCATTATGGTCTTACTAAAGTTACTCGAAAGATTAGGACGTAAAAGAATAATTATGGACCGAATTGACGATGAACCTTACTTAGAAAGATATTATGTATTCCTTAAAGAACGCACTTGGTTTCCCTTTAATGTATTTGTGCACAGGTTTCTTAAATCAGATCCTGATGATGTACACGATCATCCTTGGCCTTATGCTACCCTTATCCTTAAAGGCGGCTACTACGAATGGTTGCCACAGTTTAATAATCTTGGACAAAAAATAGGCGAAATAGCAGTATGGCGTGGTCCTGGTAGTTTTAGAATTTGTGGTGCCAAAAGCTATCATCGTATCGAAATTGACGCCAATGTAGAAACTTGGACATTGTTTATGCCTGGCCCAAAACAACGCGAATGGGGATTCTTAACTCGCAAAGGGTGGATACAACACGAACAATATCTCTCAGCCAGAGCAAAATAATATAACCACTATAGCCTGCATAAAAACAAGATAAATACACAAGCGGCCTTTGAGCATCATCCCGCTATACAAATTCTGCTGCCTATGCTACAATTAACATAGGAGAAAAGCATGACACCCGTAACTTACAAATATACCTCAACAAAAGAATATGTGGACGCATTTCCTTGCGCTTACAGACAATGGCGTGCAGACAGTCATTGCAATACTATTCACGGATACAGTTTTAGTATGAAATTTTATTTTGGTACTGACCAACTAGATGTTCGCAATTGGGTTGCCGATTACGGCGGCTTAAAAGAACTTAAACACTTTTTGGAGGACAAATTCGATCATACCCTTCTGGTCAGTTCCGATGATCCCCATCTTGAAGTATATAAACTACTACAAGAAAAGAAAATGGCCAAACTTACAATTTTGCCTAAACTTGGCTGCGAGGGGTTGGCCGATATGTTATACAAATATATCAATGCCGTATATATTCCCGATATGTGGGGACCAGGCGAAGCCGAGCGTTTGTGGTGCTATCGTGTAGAAGTTCGTGAGACACAGGCCAATATGGCTTTCCGCGAAGGTCACCGCGAATGGAATGAGGACTTATTTGAAGGTTTTGAGTAAATTCGCATAAATACATAGTTAGTAGCAAAGGACGAACTATGTATTATGGATTTATTTACGAATGGACCAATATGCTTAACGGTAAAAAGTATATTGGTTCGCACGCCGGAACAACGGAAGATGGATATATCGGTTCTGGAAAAGTGTTTCAACGGGCTATAAAGAAGTACGGGATAGAAAATTTTACAAGAACCATTCTTGAGTATGTTGAAGTTGAAGATAGAAAGTATCTATTGGAGCGTGAAAAGTTCCATTTAGATACAGTCAATGCTTACTATTCAGATAATTTCTATAATGTAGCCAAAGATGTAATAGGTGGGGATACTAAAGCGGGTTGGACAGAAGAACGCCGACAAGAATTTAGTAATCAAATCAAGCAAGTCTGGGCAAACAGGACAGAAGAAGAAAAGAAAGCATTATTAGATAATGTCCATAGCAAAACTAAAGAATGGTACCAAACCGAAGAGGGTCGGCAATTAAAAGAGAAGTTGCGAAACAATATACCCAAGATGGTAGAGGGTGTAAAGGCTCGTGACCCAGAAGATAGAAAGCGTAGTGCCCGTTTAGGTAAAGAG